TTCCTGCCTTCCAGATCTGAATCCCTGTAAAAATACAGAGCACAGCCCCTAGGGTCGCCTTGGTGGTAGATCTTGCCGCCACACTCAGCCGCTAGCGTCTCCGCTTCTTTAAGGTACTTCGCCTCTCGGTTTGGAATTACCGGACCCTTACGGGTAGGTGTCCCATACTGATCGAGATAGTAACGCCGCGGAATCGTGCAATCGGAATCGTCCCATTGAATGAACCCGTTACACTCATCCTCTGCCCATTTGTGCAAATGGCGCTGAATCTCGCAAAGCCGCTTAAATGTTGCTGATGGAATCGTCGGTTTCATAATAAAAAAGAGCCCCGGATTATTCCGAGGCTTTTAAAATGAACTGTTTTGTGGGATTGCACTGTTTCAGATAACGCACTTGCTTAAGTGCGTCATCCTTTGAAGTGCTGGGAAGATGGATGATCTTCTCGTCCCTGGATTCTGTGATGCAAATGATCACCATGGTGTGACGGGCTCCAGTTTGTGGGAGTAGTTGGGGCGGATCCTCGCAGCGTAGAAAAGAAGCCTTTCGGCTTCTCTCCTGCTGCGTGGGGTTCCGTATGTCACCCAACCGAGGCCCCCAGATTGTGGGATGCCTCGCCAGACTTGTACGAGATAAGCCATCAGCGGACCACCCGGACGTATGTCTGAGTACCGCTGTGGCCGAATCTGGAGCGACTGTCGGCTGGCTGATAAAAGAACAGCCAGACCGAAGCAGCCGCAGTTACCGCGATCAGTGAGCGGGTAGCAAAGGTTTCGAGCGTCATCAGTTCGACTCCGCTGCGATCTCTGCGTCACGCTCTAGCCTGCGCTGTTCACGCTCTCTGATGTCCTTCGTCATCAGCTCAATCAACTCTTCCTGTGTGGATTGGCTGAGAGAGTGAACGACGAAGTTCTTCAGAGCATCACGGAATGCTGTGTATGGGAAGTCGATCTCAACTGTGTCGCCGCTCTCGTCGATGACTCGAATGGAGCTGCTCCACAGTTCAATCGAACCCTTGCGCACTTCGTACTTGGTGCTGTGCTTGGTTTCCATTAGTGGGAATAAGTAGCGTTGGCTTTCGTCCCTTACTGAGAGCGCTGCTGTGAAGCAGTGAACCCGCTCTGCCCGTTGCCAGCACTGCCAGGGTGAACCCGTGGCGGCTGCGATTGGAGCGAGAACGCTCTCAGGTGGACTTATTCGGTTGTCTAGGTGCGGTGCGGGACTCGTTCCCCGCCTTGGTCTCTATCCTATCACAGTATGGGTGATAGGTACAGCTGGCGGTTGGAGTTGCTGACGAGTCAGCTTCTCTCCCCTTCGCTGTTACCAATAGTCTATCACAGATTTGTGAGAATGGAGGGCATGGGGGGTGGTGTTGCTGTTATTGTAATACTATGTAACAGGCGGGGAACCTAAACATATATCTGAGTAACAGCACTCGTGTAATAAAAAAGCCCCCTAGAGTGGGGGCAGGGGTCTGAAGTTGTGAGCGTGGGGATCAGTCGCCCTTATCTTCGATGGAGATCTTAAGTTCGGGGGCTTGAATGTTGACGGTCTCGACGGACTCACCAATCACCCGTCCGATGGAATCAAGGACTTGGCTTGCGGTTTGCAGCTGCCCCTTCTTCAAAGCTTGATTGAAGAGTTTGGTACGCATGTGCTGCAGCCGCGCCAGCATGTTTTCGCGGTCAGCTTTCCAGTCTTCATCGACGATCTTTTTGACATCTGCCCAATCGCGCCAAGCGGTCTGAATTGA